ACGCGTGTTTTTTTTTTTTTTTTTTAAAGCAGTTAAGAACTGCTGATGGATGTCAAATCCAACAAATTCGTAAACTAGAGAAAGTGGAATCCACCGGTCCTTTCAGGATCAGTAGGCCACATACGGTTACGCGAACTTTCGTCTCGATGCTCGAGAACGTAGTTCTGCATATACGTACCTAGAAATTGGGGGAAACGCTCGACTAAAAATACTTTACCTTCGATTGATCTGTCTGTTAACAGATTGAAGTCAGAGTATCCTTGGTAGATGAGGTCTCGTAGAGTCGACGCATTGATGATCGCTTCACGCCCAAGTTCTTTGGTTATGAATTCGAACACATCTAGACAAACGTCGTAGACGGCTCGGGAACATCCTTGCGCGGCAAGGGCGATCCCAACTGCTGTTCCGGCTGTAGCGGACAGAGATTGAGGTCGTTCTGGAAAATAAAGATGACTTAGAAGATCAACTTCGGTTCTCCATGCTATACCGCTGCTATTATTGTAACCTAAGACTTTCACTCCATTGAGGTCGGGTTGAATGTCTGATTTGGTGGTTGACAGTTTAGCGTTAAAGCGGTCGAGTGCGATCTTGGCGATTAGAGATAAGAATCTTTGCTTTCCATAAGATCTGAGGATATCAGATGGAATTGCACAGATTGAATCATCACCTTGCACCTTGATAAAGAAGTGCTTGCTCTCGATATCAATTCCAGCTTCACTTAGACATGTGAGTAACATTATCATGTTGACCCAAGAGTCAAGTAGCTGAGTTTGTTGATATCCAGATGCTATTCCGTTGTACTGCCATTGAAAAAGGCGGCCATCGGGAAGTAAGATCGGGTAGTGTTTGACGTTGTACGTCATCCACTTCCATACTCGTTCCAAACGCTCTGGGTTGGTAGAGGCGTCAGGATAGTAGTTGGTTGGCTGATAGCAGGAAAAGTCATAGAATGAGCGCCAGGCTGAGTGAACGTCATCAATGATCGAGTGAAGTGCTCGTCGATCAAACTGGGACCAATCGGCTGATAGAATAGCCTTCGCTTTACCTTCAGTCTTATTATTGACTAGGTTTCGAAGTCTTTTCCATCCTCCTTTCATGATTTCACAACCCCATAAGAGTGGTGAATCACAAGGGTCTCGGTTAAGAAGATCGGCCTGCATAGGCCATATGAACATGTTTTCTGCTTGTAGAAGCAGTTTTGGGACTCCAAAAACGGCTCGGATCTTATCTTCATCGTCTGGTCCAACAACGTGGGCTCGGGCGTGGAGATTAGTCCAATAGTAGGGTTTGGGAGTACCGTCTGAGTCGAAGAAGGCTTTGTCGCCATCCTTGATTTTGTGAATCAAAAGCCTGTTCGCCGTAAAAATTTGGTCGTACAGATTATGAAACGTAGGGGACGGGTTTGGTATCTGTCCTTCAGCGTATCGCTTAGCTAACTTAGCTTTCCATAAGGGTTGCCAGTTATAGGGTGCTTCTGCGGAAACGTTGAGTGTCCAAGGGTAATACCGAAGATCGGGGAACGCAACTGGTTTGTAGGGTTGCTTTGGCTTGAAGAGGTTAATGGTAACACGTAAAGCTTTTTGGTAGTGTTCGTCTTTCTTGAGTTCGATCTCTGGTTGATCTGTTTTCATGAAATCGTCGATCACGGCTTCAGGTGTAGACCTAGAACGTCGCTGCTGTAAAACTTCGTTAACGAGAGTCTCGTCAAAGAACTTATACATAGCTTTCTTCACTATGCCATTCCTCATATCGAGCGGTAGATGCTCGGGGTGGACATGGTGGTACGGAGCTGCCATCGAATGCGACTTACTAAGAAATCGAAGATTGGTGCTTCGCAACATGGTCATGGTTAAAATTCGCGGGTG